AGAGAGGATGCCCTAGCAGGTATTGCTGGTATTAATACTGTTGGTTTATCCACGGATACAGGTGCGAGTGGAATTCATCGTTTTAGAACAGAAAATAGAACAACTCTTATTTCAGTCAAAGTTTTAGAGAAAGGTTCTGGATATACAAATCGTAAATTAAGAGTTAATCCAACAGGAATTTCAACATCTTACGATACAATTAATTTCACAAATCATGGTTTTGAAACCGAAGATATAGTTGAATATAACTTTGAGTCTGGTGGTTCAATAATATCTGGATTAAGCACATCTAATCAGTATTATGTTGTAAAGATTGATGATAATTCATTCAAACTTACATCAGGTTTAGTAAATTTTGATAAGAAAAAATACGTAAATCTTACATCTTCAGGAGTTGGTTTGCAGGAATTTTTCTATCCTGAAATTAAAGTAAATATTGAAGTATCATATGGATCAACAGTCACTGGATCATTTAATCTTACTCCTGTTGTAAAGGGTGAAATTATAGATGCGTATCTATACGATAAAGGATCAAATTATGGATCTGCAATTTTAAATCATGAAGTAAAACCTGATGTTAATATTTTGACTGGTAAAAACGCTGAAATCAAACCCATCATTGTAAATGGAAGAATCGATGATGTAGCAGTTGTAGGTAAAGGTGAAGGATATTTTTCTACCCCTGATTTAGAAATTAGAGACACTGGATCTGGATCGGGAGCAATCGTAAGACCGATAGTTGAAAATGGACAAATTATTAACGCTATTGTAATAAACTCTGGTTTAGGGTATAATGCATCAACTACAGAGATAACAGTAGTTCCTAGAGGATCAAACGGAGTTCTTGGAGCAGTAATTAGACCTCTTAAATTAAATAGGGCAGAAAGATTTGGTGATTTTAATCTTACATCTAGAAAAAATTCATTTGGATTTAGTGTTCTTGGTTATTCACAAGAAATAGCAGAAACTTTAGAAAATAGTTTTACAACTAAAAATAATGGTGATTTTAATGAAATAACTTCACATTCACCAATAATAGGTTGGGCATATGATGGAAATCCAATATATGGTCCATTCGGATATTCTGACCCAGATGATATAAATTCTGATTTAAAAATACTATCTTCTTCATATAAACTTGATATTTCAAAAGTTGAAAATAGACCAACTGGTTTTAAAGGTGGATTTTTTGTAAATGATTTTATATATGATGGATCTGGTGACTTAGATATACACAATGGTAGATTTTGTAAAACACCTGAGTTTCCAAATGGAATTTATGCATATTTTTCTTCTGTTGGAATATCATCAGCAACTGCAAAATTAGAGGGTAAATATCCATATTTTATAGGAAACACTTATAGATCTCCTTTGATAAATGATAATTCTATTTTAAATCATGATTTTGATTTTAATAATTCAAATTTACTAAGAAATACATTACCATATCTTGTTGACGAAGAGTTTGGTGATAATGATTTTATTATTGAATCAAATGAAACAATAAGACAAATTTCAAAAATTGAGTCGGTAACAAAGGGTGATATAAATGATATAACTGTCTTAGATGGTGGAGAAGGATATAAAGTTGGTGATCTTACTATTTTTGATAATACAGACACAAATGGATCTGGATTTAGTGCTAAAGTAGATGAAATAGTTGGTATTGGTGTTTCTAGAATAGATACAATTTTAGAAAAATTTGAAAATGCTGTATTTACTTGGAAAGATAATGACAATGTAATTGCAAATGTTTTACCTTTCTATGAGTTAAATGATCAAACTTCAATATCAGTATCTGGATTGAGTACAAGTATAGTTAATTTAACAGGGTCATTTAAAATTGGAGTTTCTACTGATACCATAGGTTTAGCAAAAACTATGGCAGTTGGAAACGCTAATGGTGTAATTGAGGATATTTACGTTACTGATATTCCTAATACAGTTTCAGTTGGTGGGTCATTAAGAGTCGGATCTGAAGTTGTAAGAGTATTAAATGTATATAACCAGCGAAAAGTAATAAGAATTCAGAGAAATGAAGGTGGAGGAATTGGTATTGCTCATACTTTAGGATCAAATATTGATGTATTAAACAATCAAATTAATATTCCAGTTAAAAGTAAGAAATTTGAATCTAAGACAAACGATATAGTATATTTTAATGGTCCTCAATCGGTAGGTGTTGGTACAACATCTGGTGGTGCAACTAGTGTAAAATATATTGTTGGTGAAGTTGTACAAGATTTATCAATACCCACTAGAACAATACACATACCAAACCATCCATTTAAAACTGGTCAAAAAGTTACTTTATTTAAAAATAATGGTGCTAATAGATTTGATGTTGGTAGGACACCAAACGTTGCAGAATTTAAAGTTCCTCACGTTGGACAAAATTCACTTGATGTTTATATCATAAACAAAGGTGAAGATTATGTTGGTATACTTACTACAAAAGTTGGAATTGGAAGTACAAGTGAGGGTCTATTCTTCTACTCAAAAGGTTCAACCTCTGGAATTGCATCTGGTTTGTATTATTTCTCATCTAATCACGAACAAGTAATAGGAGACATTGATAAAGTAACAACAACTGTTTTAACCAATGTATCTGCAGCAAATACAACCACTCATAATCTACAAGAGGGTGATGTAATTAAAATGAATGTTATCCCTAAATTATCTGTTGGTATCGGGACAACAACACCAATTTCTGTGAATTATAATTCTGAATATGAAAAATTATTAATAAATTCAATCACATTCTCAGCGTCAGATGTAGAAACAAATAGAATTGATATAAGTGATCATGGTTTTAACACAGGAGATAAAATATTTTATAGTGGAGGAGCAACTGGATTATCAACTGGTGACTACTATGTCAACAAAATCAGTGACAGATATTTTCAACTTGCAGAAACAAAAAATGATTTAAATGTAACTCCTGTAAATATTGTTTCTATTACAGCAAATACAGGTGGTGCGAATCAATCTATTTCTTTGATAAATCCTCGAATTGATGTTGTAAAAAATTCTAAATTAACTTTTGGATTATCAAGCACAACTTTATCTAATTTTGATTTTAAAGTATTTTATGATAAAGAATTAACAAATGAATTTTTAAGTTCACAAGATTCATCAATATTTAATGTAATCGGAGTTGGAACTATTGGTATAGGAACTAATAATACTGATCCTATTGGTGCTCAACTTTCTATTCAATATTCAAAAAATACTCCTGATAGATTATATTATGGTTTATCGAAGGGTGGATATATTAGTACATCTGATACTGAAGTTGAAAATTATGCAGAGATAAGATTTGTTGATAGTGTTTACAATGATGAGTATAAAATTTTTGATGTTACAAATGAAGCATTTAAAATATCACCTTTAGTTCCAGAACTTACAACATATTTGGACACTGATTGTGAAAAATTAGAATACACCACAAGATCAGAAAATGTGCAAGGTGCAATTAAAGATTTTAAAATAATTTCACCTGGTTTCAATTATAAAAAACTTCCTAAATTCAAATCAGTTACAAGTTCTAATGGTAAGAATGCTAACATAATTGCAGTTTCAAATTCAATTGGTAGAATAAATGATGTAAGAATTATCGATATTGGATATGAGTATTCTTCAGATAAAACTTTAAGTCCAGAAGCATTTATATCGCCTGTTGTAAATATTGATAATCTTGATGTTATTGAGGATGTTAATATTATAAGTGGTGGTTCTAATTACATAAACGCTCCTAATTTACTTGTTTTTAATCCTAGCAGAAATGTAGTTGTTGATAATTCTTCACTACAACCCATTGCACCTAATCAAACAATATCAGATGTAAAAGTTATTGCTCCTGTTACTGGATTAGACTCTTTAAATCATAAAATTGTTGCTATTAATAATTCTAATGGTATTGGTATAAATTCTGTACAAACAAGTTCCTCTGGACTAGTTACTTGTTTCTTAGAAACTCCTATGAATGGATTTGTTGATCCACAACCTTTTGCGATAGGAGATGAAATTTTTGTTGAAGGAATACAAAGAATAGGAGAAATTGGTGTTGGTGCAACTCAAGGTGGTATATCAACAAATACAACTGTGGAAGGCGATGGTTTTAATTCAGAAAATTATAATTATCAATTCTTTGAAATTACTGATTATATTGCAGGAACACAAGCAATAATTAAATTTAATTTAGCAGGTTTGACCACTAATCCTGGTATAGCAAAAACTTTCCAATCAGGATATGCATCAATTATTAACAAATTAAATTATCCAATTATTGAACCAATTCAAACTAGAGGTGAATTTGAGTTAAATGAAAGTTTAATTGTTAATTCAATAAAAACAGATTTGTTAGTTGTTGAAATTAGAGACGATTACATAAAAATAGATGGTAAATTTGATCTGAAAGTAGGTGATAGAATTTTAGGAAGATCAAGTAATGTTTCTGCTGAAATAACAAGTTTAGTTAAAAATAAAGCAAAATTCAAAACTGATTTTTCAAACAGACAAGAATATGGTTGGTTAGATGATATTGGTAAATTAAATGAGGACTATCAAGTAATTCCTGATAATGATTATTATCAAAATTTATCATATACCGTAAAAAGTACAGTCGAATGGGATAAATTTGTCAACCCTGTAAATCGTCTTGTACATCCCGCTGGATTGAAAAATTTTGCAGACACTTCGATTGAAAGTCAAGTTTCTGTCGGTATTGGAACAACTGCATTAACAAATGATTTAATAGTTCTTGATGTACTCAATGTTTTAGATTTAGAAGAGCAGCAAAGAGTTGATGCTATTAATAATTTTGATTTTGCTAGAGATTATGATACAAGAGCAAACAGTTCTAAATTTATTGAATTATCAACTAGAACATTAACAGATTTTACAAGATGTAAAACAAATAGAGTTTTAGTTCACGATGATATAAGTGACAAGTTTTCAAGCACAGGTTTCCAAGAAAATAACACAGTCATAGAGGAACTTACAGAGGATTTTGGAAATTATCTAATACAAATTGTTGATCCTGATACTTCCGATGTTCAATTCTCAGAACTTATAACATTAACCACAACTAATAATGCGTTTTTGCTTGAAAAAACAACTGATTTTACAACTTTAGAATTAGGAGAGTTTTCAACAGAAATTACCACAACTGGAGAAAAAAATCTTATATTTACACCAACTGAAAAATTTACTAAGGATCATAATATTAAAATTTTAAAAATAGATTTTAATTCAGATTTAACTGGTATTGGAACACAAGCGGTTGGACAAGTAGATTTAGTTGGATCAAATGTAGGAGTTGGTAGCACCACAATTGGAGTAACCACAACTACAATCGCTCAATTTCCTAATACTGATTTTAATGGTCTATATGCAAATATTTTTGTACAAGATAGTTTTACTAAAGAGATTAATTACAACGAAGTTATTGTAGATTTTGACGGAACAAAAACTACAACATCTCAAACATACATTGATACTTCGTTAGGTATCAGTAATTCATCTGTAGGTGTAATAACAGCTAGATTTGAAAATAATTTCATCAAACTACAATGTGAAAATGATAGAGTAAATCCACTTGAAATAAGAGCAAACATAGTTGGATTAGGAACTACTACCACTGGAATTGGAACACATAGATTTTTAACTATAGGTCAACCATCTGGTACAGAGAGAAGTGCTAGATTAGAGTCAAAATATGTAACTGGCACAGCAAGCACAATAACTTATAATACAATAAACAAAGATAATGATAGTTCTGTTAAATCGATTGTAAGAGTATCTTGTGGAGAAACATCTGCAATACACCAAATTATTTCTCTAAGAGATGATGATGACATCTTAACTGTTCAATATCCATTTGTTTCTGCTGGTTCTACTACTGGCATTGGTACTTTTGGTGGTGAAATATCTGGTAGTAATATTAATTTAAGATTTTATCCAGACGCTGAGTTTGATTCATTAATTGAAGTTCAATCTTATAATCAAATATTCTATACTGATAATGATTTTTCTAATGTACCTTTAGAATTGACTCACGGAAGAGTCACAGAAAAATTATTCCTTTCATCATACGATGGTTTGAGTGGTTTGAGAGCAAATAAAACAGCATTTGATTTAAAATATGAAGGAGTGCCGATTTATGCAAAAGAATTTAATCCTGTTGGAATAAATTCAGTTGCGGATGGTGTAGGATTAGTTAAGACTACAGGTTTATTCAATATCCCAAATCATTTCTTTAACACTAATGAAGAATTAACATATACACCTGGATCAACATTTATTGGTATAGCAGCTACTGCAGTTTCTATCGGTCAAACAACTAATACAGCAGGTATTGTGACAACCATATTACCAAGCACTGTATTTGCAAAAGTTATTGATGAAAATAAATTTGAACTGTATACAAGACCCGAATACGTTTCATCAGGTGCTGCAGTGACATTTACAGGCAGTGGTTCTGGTAATTCACACAAATTGTCAATGACAAAACAATTGACAAAAACTATTATTGGATTGGATGGTGTAGTTCAACAACCTGTTACATTTACAAAAATATCCCATACTTTAGGAGTTTTTGATGGTTTTACACATAATAATAATATTGGAGTTGGTCTTACACAATTTATTTTAAGTGGTATCGGATCTATTACGACATCTGATATTTTAAAGGTTAATGATGAATTTATGATTGTTACTGAAGTTGGTTTTTCAAGCACTCCAACAGGTACAATTAACGATGCAACAGATGTTGCAGCAGGTATTGCAACATTACCTTCAGTTAAAGTAAGAAGAGGTCAATTAGGTATTGCAGCAACAACACATACTGGTGGAGTAGAAGCTAGATTGCATAGAGGAGCAATCAATATTGTTGATAGTACATTACACTTTACAGATCCTCCAAAAGGAAATACCAGATCAAGAAGAGATGATACAAACTTACCTTTTGTTAAAGCTGATTTTAGTGGAAGAACTTTCTTAAGAAGTAATTATACTACTAATATGTTATTCGATGATATATCAGATGACTTTACAGGAATAGGAAAAACATACAGTCTTAAAGTTGGTGGAGCAAATACATCATCAGGTATAGGGGTTGGTAATGGAGTTCTATTCATAAATGGTATATTCCAAACACCAAAAACTTTAAACAACGCAGGTAATAATTATGAATTTAAAGCAGATACAACAGCAGGTATATCAACAGTTGAATTTACTGGCATAACATCAACTAATGGTGACTTTATTGTTTCAGAATCTGATATAAATCAAAACCAAGTTCCAAGAGGTGGAATAATAGTTTCTCTAGGATCAACTGCTGGACTTGGATATGCACCATTACACGGTGCAAAAGTAAAAGCATTTAAAAATAATGCTGGTGGATTAACAAGTATTGTTGGTATTGGTACATCATCAGGATTTAACTTAGGTATTCAAACTGCTGCATACGATAATATTACTGGTATTATTACTGTCACTACAAATACTGTTCACGGATTTGGACAAGAAAGACCTAATACTGTGAAATTAAAAAATCTTGAATTTAGTTGTGTAGGATATAGTGGTGTAACAACAACGATATTCCAAGATCATGAAAGACCATTATTCTTAGTTGGAATTGTATCTGACAGAACATTCAAAGTTCAAGCAGGTCCTAGCACAATTGTACACACTTATGTTGGTGGTGGTGAAGCATATGAATTTTTTGAAGATCTTAATTTTGGTTCAGGATATCGTGGTGGATCAGTTGCGATTGGTGTAACAGATCAAGCATATGAACATAGATTTGTAAGTTCTGGAATTGGATCAATTAAGAAAACTGCATTCTCAGGAGCAGCAAGTCAAGGGTTCACTGCAACTGACGCACAGTATATTTCACATACTGGTAATTTAATACTTACCATACCAAATCATACATTTACAACTAGTGACACTGTTGGCATAGACACTGGTGGATTAGTATTCAAGTGTTCTAAAGATGATTTCTTCTCTAATCATCCTTATCCTCGTGAAGTATCTAAAACTAAAGGAATTGCATCTGATGGTGTGGGTGGTAAAGATCCTTTTGCAGGTATACAGACAGGTATAGGAGCGACTACAATTAATACAATAACATTCTTTGTTGGTCAAGGTGGTGGAGGTGGAACTGGTGCGAATGTAACTGCTACTGTTGGTGTAGGGGGAACATTAGCATTTAATATTGTTTCTGCTGGAACAAGTTATGTAAATCCAGAAATAATAATTCCAGAACCTAACTATGATAATCTACCTGTTGTTGGTGTCTCAAGGTTAGGTGTCGGAGCAACAACAGATACTGGATCTAACTTACTGATTGATGTTCAAGTAGGTGCATCAAGAACAACAGTTGGTATTGGTTCAACTACGTTTGAAATATCTAAGTTCCAAATAGCGAGACCAGGTCATTCATTTAAAATTGGTGATAAATTTAAACCTGTTGGATTAGTTACTGCTGGACACTTAACAAAACCAATCAATGAGTTTGAACTTGAAGTTTTAGGAATATTTAACGATAAATTCTCTGCTTGGCAGTTTGGTGAAATAGACTTTATTGATGATATTAAAAATTTACAAAATGGTTCTAGAGTTAGATTCCCATTATTCTTTAATGGGCAATTATTAAGTTTTGAAAAAGATAATACAAATACACAGTCTGCATTGATTGATCTAGATGCTGTTTTACTCATATTCGTAAATGGAGTTCTCCAAAAACCAGGTCAATCATATTCATTTGAAGGTGGAACAACATTTACATTTGAAGAAGCACCTACTGGCGAAAGTTCACCAGGTGCGAATGATCATGATAAAGTTGATATATTCTTTTATAAAGGTCAAGATGGAGTAGATGTTGAAATTGTTGACATTCAAGAAACAGTAAAGATTGGTGATGAACTAAAAATTACAAAGAGTCCAATAGGAGTAACTACATCTCAAACAGGTGAAAGAGTTGTTAAAGAGATATTAGGTGCAGATTTAGTTGAAACAAATATCTACACTGGATTAGGTGTTGATGAAGTAAATGAAAAACCAGTTAGATGGACTAAACAAAAAGTTGATTTAGTTATAAATGGTCAAGTTATTGACAAATCAAGACCCTCTATTGAACCACAAATTTATCCAACTGCAAAAATTATTGGAGATCTATCAATAGTTTCTGGAACAAATAGTGCAAATAGTATATTTGTTGATGAGGTTGAGTCATTTATTTACGAAGATGATGTTTATGGTTTATCGCAATTTGAAGTTGATGCCCTAATTACATCAGGAAAGATTAATGTTGGTGCTTCAGCAACTGCGATAGTTTCTGCTGCTGGAACCATATCAATTGATATAACAAATGCTGGTTCTGGATATCTATCAGCACCAAGCATTTCAATTCGTCCACCAATTGGTTCAGGAACTACAACTGGTATAGGTTCTACAGCGTTTGCGACAACCACCATAACAAATGGATTAGTCACTGATACATCACTCACTGCTGTTGGATTTGGTTATACACATTCTAATCCTCCTGAAGTTATCATAGAGTTACCTGAATTCCAAACCGAGAAGATCACATCAATAAACAAAGTAGAAGGATTCACAGGAATTATCACTGGTATCACAACCACTACAGTAAGTGGTCAAAGTGCACTTAAATTCTTCTTTAGAGCAACAAAGAATGCATCAAGTCTTCTTGCTGGATATCCAGTCTTTATACGGGATACATCAGTTGGTCATGGAGTAACATCAGTTGGTGGTCATAACTCATCTATAGTTGGTATAGGAACAACTTTCTTAGATAACATTTATCAGGTTGCATCAATTACAAACATTGATAAAGATGGTGAAATTATTTGTAATGTTGAAAATGGATCTAACATCGCTGGTATTTTGACCACTGGTTTCCATTATCCTGGTCCAGCGGGATTTGCAGGTGGTGTTGGTGCAGCAGGTGTCACAACATCATTGGGTCGATTAAGTTGGGGAAGATTGTTTAGAACCAATACTAGCAGTCAAGTTCGTTCTAATAATCCTATTTCAATAGGTGTTACTGGATTAACTGTAAATACAGGATTAACAACATTCCCAACTATTCAAAGAAAAAATTATGATCCAACATCCCATAGGGGTCTCAGATCCACTGGTGCGATCAGAGTATTTGGACTTTGATTAAATAACCACTATAAATAAAAAGAAAAGTAAAATTTTAAGATGTCGGCAATAGTTACTGACCAATTTAGAATTCTGAACGCAAATAACTTTGTTGAATCAGTAGAAAATACAAATAATTCATACTATGTTTTTGTTGGATTAACAAATCCAACAGGAGCAGATACTGTGGTGGGTTACGGAAGATCAGCGAATTGGAACTCAAATACTCCTGCACCTACAGATAGTTTTTCATACAGAGCACACTCTGGTGATACTATGATGTTTGGTAAAAAGGTATCATCAGCAAATATAAGAAGAATTATAAGAAGAGTAGATTGGATATCTGGAAATCGATATGAAATATACAGGGATGATTATAGTGCTACTAATCAAAGTCCTTTAACTAAAGCAAACAGATTGTATGATGCGAACTACTACGTACTTAATTCCGACTTCAAAGTTTACGTTTGTATTGATAATGGATCAAGTGGAACTAACCCTCTTGGAAACGTATCACAGGACGAACCTACCTTTACAGACTTGGAACCATCAAAAGCAGGGAATAG